ACGGGTGGTTTAGCGGTAGGATTAATTTCAACTAAATCCAAAGATTGCTCTTTTGCTAATTTAAGCGCTTCATTAGTATTCATAATGCCCGCATTAGTTCCATCACTTAAAATAACTCTAATTTGCGGTATTCTGATATAGTTATTAATTCTTGTACGATATTGTGATTTGGTTGTTAGATCAACATCCATTATTTAATTTTCCTCATTTTTAATATAAGATCGACCACCTCTTTCATCTCTTCGAATGAAAGGTGTTCTCCCTTTATAGAATTACAAACCCAGCAGCATGAACAAATATTATCAACTGTATAGCCTTTATTATTATCTTTTCTATCTAATCCTGATGCATATGTAGATTTTTCTCCCAAAAGATTATTACAATAAACACAAGGCTTTTCTATTTCAAAAATAAACTCTTCCAGAGAAATAGAAAACTCTAAACCTCTTTTGGAAGATTGCCATTTAGTTGATGCAAACCTTCTCTTTGGAGTTTTCTCATATTTTAGACCATACTCTTTTGTATACTCTTTCATATATGATTTTGCATATGCAATATATGCAGGATTGTTTTTTCTACGCTCCCATACTTTTTTATTATTTTTCTTTCCCCACTCTTTTTGATATGCTTTCCTTTTAGCTGGATCTTTGAACGGCATTGATACCTCCTTAGACAAATATATCAATGCCGGATTAGATTTTAATTTATAAAAATAAATCTGATCCTTAAGGAATGGAGTGCCCACCGGATTCTGCCACCGGATAATCCTTTTTAGAGAAGGAGGCTTTACTTTTAAGCTATGAGCACCTTGATAATTAATTACTTTGAGAATTGGTAGCTACAGTGGTAGCAACAACTACAATTTCTGGTGTATTGTCTGTCGGCTGTTCATCGCCCTCTAACTCTGATGCTCGACGTGCCGCACGTTTCTCCAAAAAATCTTCCATGAAGCGCCAGCCCAAACCCAAGAACGTTCCAACCACTACCGTTAAACCCATTATTTCAAATAACCACATGATACATATACCTTTCAACTCAAAGCCATCATTCGATCGATGGACACTCTCGCACGATTCATTAAATCCTCGGATATTAGTATCTGAGGAGTTAAGTCTCTTAAAGACAAATATACCTTTTCTAAAGTGTTTTTTCTCATGAAGGGACACTCATTACAAGCACAATTGGCTTCAGGTGGCGCCGGAATAAACTCCTTATCAGGAGCGGCTTTTTTCATTTGATGCAGAATACCCGATTCGGTTGCCACAATAAACTTTTTTGCCGAACTACTAACCGCAAACTTAAGGATACCGGTAGTAGACGCAATATGGTCAGCCATACGCAGAATACTTTCTTCACATTCCGGATGCGCTAATAGTAAAGCGTCGGGATGCTGTGTTTTTAGTGCAATAATCTTACGCTCACTAAATGTTTCATGCACCACACACGTTCCTTGCCATAAGGTCATAGGGATGCCTGTTTTCTTGATAATATGTGCGCCCAGGTGTTTATCGGGCGCAAATAGAATCTGTTTGCCTTGATCGGCGACATGTCGAACAATCTTCTCCGCATTAGAAGAGGTGCAAATATAATCAGAAAGGGCTTTGACTTCTGCCGAACAGTTAATGTAGCTAATGACTATGGCATTAGGGTGCAGAGACTTCCATGCTGCAAATTTGTCGGCAGGACAGCCATCGGCTAACGAACAGCCGGCAGTTAAATCAGGTAGAACCACCATTTTTGTCGGACTCAAGATTTTGGCAGTTTCTGCCATAAAATGCACACCTGCAAAACAAATGACATCGGCATTGGTTTTGGCGGCTTCTTGTGATAGTTGCAGCGAGTCGCCGATGAAGTCCGCGGCGTCCTGGATCTCGCTCTCTTGATAGTAGTGCGCGAGAACGACGGCGTTGCGCTCCTTCTTAAGTTTTTGGATCTCGTCTTCCAAATCTAGAGACGAATCAATATAAGATTGATTAGCTATTTGCAGGCGTGTCATTTTCCTTTACCATCTCTAAATCTGCACCCTCATGACCATTACCACCAGACCAATTAGATAACTTTATTTTGCCGCCCAATTCCAACTCCACTTGTTGAATCATCCACTCATGATTTAGATCCCAGATATACCAATTAAGATACACTGGCTGTCCATCCAAAAAAATAATAGTAGCAGCCCCTTCTTTGCCTTTACCACCATTAAATTCTAAATCTTTTCTAGTAATTCGAGGGTCATCGGGCGGATTAGGAACACCATCCACTTCGTTAATCATTTTATAATATTCGGATAATTTCATAATTATTTCTTTGCCCACCTTCTGTGATTTGAACACAGCTCTGCCAATTTAGAGTTGGCGGCACAGCCACTATACCAAAGGCGGATGAATGGAAGAACCTCTCCCACTATATGTCGACTGTTTCTGTAACTTTTATTCTTTCAGGGCTAACGGCAGTGCACTGCAAAGTTTTTTACTTTCTGGGCATGGCGCTAGAGCGATGGCAGTTAATGAATTATTAAAGTCAGGCTCAGTAAAACTAGAGTTAGGAATATCAAGCTCCCGAGCTCGTTGTAATAATTCTTTTAGCTGACTTTCATTCTCAATTTCCAAAATACAAATGTATTCGGAATTGTCCAGCCATTTTTGAGTAGTATATCTCCACTCATCCGCAAATCTAAAAGCAGCATGCACTGATTGTGCCAGTTTAGCTCCTGGGGTTAAATCTTTTCTTACGATAATATACAGTTTTTCGTTCTATAAACACATATTAGTTTCCTTGTTTGAATAATTTCTGACAAATAGCATGACCACGTTTGTTAATTTGATTCCACTTAATTTTGAAAGAATCAGATTCGATTCCGCCGAACATCTTGGCATTGGAGTGAATTTCAGCCAGCCCGGCAATTAGTAGAGTAATCGCTTCAGGATGCGTAATAAAGTCATCAATATTAGAAGACTTTATTGTATGAATCATCATATCCATTCTCATCAATTTTGCAGCTTGTTCAGAACCCCCAATAGAAAGCCAGGTATGATAAGATTTTTCGGCATGATTAGGAAAATGCCTTTTCCCATTTTCATCAAAAATAAGGCAATAAGGTTTTCCACAATCATGAAAAATTGCGTATTCTTCAATAATTTCTTTGGGGAGAAGTTTATCAAGAATCTGTGTGCGATATTCAATAAGCCATTGGGGCAATCGCCACGCACCAGAGATGTATCCAGTTTCCAGATAGCTAATCACCTGGAAAATATGCTCTTTAACAGAGAGACCATGCTGATAAACAGATTGCGTTTCGGTTTGGGGACACTGTTGCATGTCTCGGATGAGTTCAAGCTAGGGCATGTGTTAAAGACCCTCCAAACCACTGAGCCAACCTTGAACGTCATTCAGGGTAGGTTGGTAGTTTCTAACGCCAACGCCGCTCTCTCTAAACTGGTACGAAACATAATACGGTGCGTGCTGCTCAATAACTTTAAAGATTAAATAGGGATAGGGCTTGTTGAATTCACTACATTTAGCTTCTACCTTGCGATACGGCTTGCCACGCAGAAAGGCATATGCCAATAGGTGATGGCGAATATCAATTCCCACAACATGCTTACGATAAGCTAATTTCCAAACCCTTTGCTCGGTTTTAGCTTTTTTAATATGAATTCTGGCTTTCTTGGACTGATCCGCCAAGCCATTAATTTTGCCAATCAAAACAAATTTAGTATTACTATTCTTTAGTGCATTATCCATTGAAGTATCTCCTTAAAAATCAAAAACAAAGTAACAGTTGATGATTTGGCTGTTAAGGAGGCGCACGAGTTTTAATCTACAGATAGTCCTTCATGATGATACCTATATCAAGATATTAGTTGTTGGGGTGGGCGCTCACAACTGACTGACAAAAATCTATAAGTTGTTCATCAGTAAAAATTTGACGTGCAAGATTTGCCATAACCGCTACAAAACGGACATTGCCTTGTATGTAACCTTTGGTATTGTCTATTCTATCCAAACTAGCATTAGCTGGACTAGCATTTTTCCAAGCCTTATCAGTTCCATCTGGTAATATCAAATTCCATCCAGTAATGGGACAAATACCTTTTTGTTTCTCCCACAAATCTTTAATATATTCGGCAGTAATATCGCAACCGTAGTGTTTTTTACCATCTCTATATCTGGCTCGTAGAACAAACCATCTAAATGGTGTATATTCATCTTTCTTACTTGGTCTAAGGTTTTTAAGATTACCGGGTCTCGGATTTTCTTCATTGTTTTTGATAGCAGAACAGTTAAGAGAACAGAAAAATCTCGTGTTACCCTTTTTTAGTTGGCGACGATATTCTTTGGCTATCTTATCAAATTTTTTACCACAATTTGCACAACTAAGTTTTATCGGTGGTTCCATACATAACTATATATCAGTTGTGGTGGAAACGTTCAATATTTTGGTGGAGTCGTCGCGGCACTGCCCCGCGAGTCCGAGGTACGTCATCAACGAAATTCATTCACAAACTTAGTTAATTTGCTTAGTTATTAACAACAAAGCTTGATACTCATTCAAGCGAATCATCTACTGTTATCTTAATTATATAGTCCGTAGCCATACTACATAATCCAGTCTTAGTGGTTAATGCCCCTTGATTACCAAGACAATCTCATCTTGGGACAAATGGAGCGATTAAGCTGCCATTGCGAAGCCGTTATCGTTGGCATTCAAACGTTGATTACTTTGAAAGGTGTAATCTCCTTCGTTTGTATCATTCCGTCGAGTTTTTACCCCGTCGAATCTAAGTCGACCCCATTGTAAGAATGTTTAATTAGTGGCATTTTTGTTATACATTTCTTCGATGACAACAAAAGCTTGTTCCAACCTATCTTCCAATTCAGGGGGACAGGGAATGTTTTGCTCCTTAATCACTTTAAGACTATCTTCCATAGTATGCACCAAAAGAGATGCTAAAGATTTGTAATCTGGGTTCTTAATTTGCGGTAAAATAGCTTTGGCTTTACGAATAACTTCGGCAACTCGCTCTACGTCCATATTAATCCTTAAACTATTATTTCGAGATTTTCTACTAGGAAATCGGTCATATAAAACTCTCGACCATCTTTCCATTTGCAAGTAACCCATTCGGCACCATCTGCATTTTTAAGGCAAGAAGTGACAATCATTTCAGAACCGCCAGACTTTTGTCTAACTTGGGTCCAGATTTTAATGGGAAATTCCATTTTTAATTATATTGAAAATATATTTAGTGAGAAACGCTTCACCTACTAAAAGTGCAGAAAATAAGATTGTTCCAAGAATAATACCACTAAATAGACAAAAAATTAAACTTGAAACAAACCAAAGGGCAATAAATATTCCAGCTTCAGCATAAGTTGTTGTGCCATACTGAATACTTGCCTTATGATTCCATAAGATAGCTCGTGCCGATCGTTTGTGCAATTCAAAAAGAAAATTATTCATACTTACCTAAATGTTTGAGCTGAAAGTCGGTATCGCGCCGACCCATCTTACGTACGAAGTAAGATTGTCCCTTGGATCATATCAGCTTATTTCCAACGTTTTTAATTGATTCGATAATGGCTTCGCTAAGTTTATCCATTGTGCCGGTTTCACGGGCAAAATTAACCAACCACTTTCTACCTTTTTCAGTAGAAATGAGTCTTGCTACTAACTCATCTTTCTCTTCATCTGTTAGCATTTGGAGCTACTTGTGGGAGTTGCACCCACCTCATACCAACTTACCAAGTTGGTGTCTTCCTACGAGGACTAAAGTAGCTTATTGGAGCCTCTTGCCTAGGAATCGCACCGGCATCTACTGGATACAAATCAGTAATTCTGCTTTTGAACTAAAGAGGCTTAGTATTTGTATGCTCGATTATGCGTATAATATATCCATTAAAACAGACGCGTCAAGTGACGATAATATTAAAAATTAGTTGATCTTTTATTATTTTCAATTACATTGCGCTTTGACGATAGCGGTCTGAGATTTTCTAATGCCCAACACTTCTTGAAATTATCATCTTCCATAGAAGCGTAGGGTAAAAATGAACGTGGAATTATATGATCTATATTCCAAGTCCAAGTAGTAGGATCACTGTCTTTCCAACTATCTTTATTATAAGTGCCCCAATTATTCCAAGTCATCCATGGATCGAATTGTTTCTCGAGATGTTGTTTTAATTCTTGAATTGAATATGGAAGATATTCTGAGCTGGATTCGCCGTTTTTGGATGAAAAATTTCTTCTCAATGCTCTGTTAATACATTTTGATATGTTATCTTTCAATTTAAAGAGAGTATCATTATTTCGAAGATCTTTTATATATTCATTATGAGCTGAGTTAAGTTCAACCTTATTTTCTTGATAGTATTGTTGATTATAACTTTTTATTTCCTCTTTGTGGCTATCTCTATATTTTTTATGATAAGATGATCTTTTATTTTGTTGGTAACGATTCTTTTCATAATCTGCATTTATCAATTTATAATTGTCATTATAATTTTTCACACAAAATTTACACCACCCACTTTTTATTTTAAAACGCGAAAATGAATAATCTTTTTCATCCCTTTCGATACCACATCGTGGACATAATTTAAGCATCTTAACCTCTAAATATATCAACACCTGTTTTAAACAAATTACTTAAAAACGATTGATCTTTCGTGAAAATAGGTGCATCATCAGTTTTCCATCTATTTTTCATTGTATCATCAATAATTTTGGGGGCACGATAACACATAGAGCCGCGTCGAAAAGAAATAGAATACTGATTGAAATCGATCTGACACTCTTGGTGGAGGAGATCAATCTTCTCATCCATAGTGAGACCACTTAGCATTTCTTTGATGGAGTTTTTATCGTGCTTCTTGATCAGTTCATAAACACAAGCAAACTGAATAGAAGTATGGAAATTTTGCTGTTGTTTATAGACAATAGTATTAGTTGCCTCCCCAACAGTAGGGACCGCGAATACTTGTGAGGTAAAAACCGGATCGCCCGATAAATCCAAATTAATCTGGTTAGCACAGTCTTTGAAATGCATAGTGGCCAGGGAGGCACTGATGGAGCAAATCTTTTGAATACGATTATCATACCAGGGCGTTGTCGTATCGTGCTGATCATTACGTAGTATCAGCACAATCTCGTCACTATGTTGATAGGCAAATAGAGTCCCCTCAATCTCCGTGCACAAACGTAAAGTAGTAGACAATAAGCACTCTGATAATTTAGGACAGAAAGGTTTGTCTAACAATTGTGTTAATTTGGCAAAACTTCGCCCATTGACCACGATAATAATGGGCACACGAGGCAACAGTTTATAGTCGGAGGTCGCTTGATAGGACTCAATTCGATCCTTCAATTTGAAGTTAGCCATGTACAGGAATATAACTCAAGCTCTACGGGTTGGGACTGTAGGCTGTAAACGTGCTAACATCTCTCGAATAGTATCTTTAAAGTTTCCTGAAACGGGAGCTTTTTGAGCAATTTGACCCGTTGGGTTAATTTGAGATAAATTAGCTAATTCTGGAGATTGCAATAGATAGCTGACCCAACTATTTAATTGGGCAGCATTAACTGGTTGATTGAAATTTTGTCCCCTGTTCAATAGGGTAAAGAAAACTTTTTGAAAGAAGACCATGAGGTTTTTCTGATCTGGCGAAGCAAATTCACTAGGATCGAATTGAAAATTCTCATTTTTTAAATTTTGAAGATTGTATTTACCACCAGTAGCCACATTAGCCGCCACACTTAATTGTTTAACTAAACCATCCAGAATAACTACGCGCGCCGCATCAAATCCATTTCTAATAGGATATAGCTGAGAAGCGGGTGGCGAAGGATCGGATGGAACCGATGTATTATTGCTGGTAGCAGGAACATTAGTCTGATCGCCACCAGGATTAGGTTGAGCACCTTGAGCCTGTGCAATCTTTTGCAGCATTTTGAGACGAACTTTGGTCAGGGACATACGAATATGCTAAACTTTTAGCATCATTTGAAAGATAAGGACAGCCATATGTTTACTGGATCGTATTTGGATTGGAACCAGAAAAAAATCAAGGCTATTGTGGAGTATTATGGTCATCCATATTTCATACACAAAAAAGTATTAGATTTAGGTTGCGGGCACGGTGATATTGGTGGAGTTTTACATCGTTTAGGTTCAGAGGTAACGGCAGTTGATGCCCGTCAAGATCATCTTAAGATTGTAGCTAAAAAATATACTGGCGTCAAAACTGTTAAGGCAGATTTAGATGGACCATGGCCATTTTATGGAAAAACTTTCGACCTAACTATAGATATTGGGCTATTGTGCTATCTCAAAGATTTCGAAACCCACTTAAAAACTGTTTGTATTTGTAGCAATTATCTAATTTTGGAGACGGCAGTTTTGGACTCTACTGATCCTTATGGTCTTATAGTAAACACCGATAAGAATAATTCCTATGATGGATCTTTTAATGGTTTCAATTCACAAATCTCTGCGGAAAATATTGAAAGAGTACTTAAAGAGTGTGGGATGAGCTTTAAACGTATAGATAAAGCTAAACTAAATTCTGGTAGCTATATTTACGATTGGGCTCCCACTAACAATAGATCTTTTGATATTCATAAACGACGTTTATGGTTTTGCACCAAAGAGCATGATTTATCGACAGTTGACAACCTTTCATCACTTATTAATACCGGTAATTTCTCTTCTCATCTTTTAGATTCTAAAATTCCAGTAGTTCACAAATCATTAAGAATGAGTAGCTCGCCCACAGTATCAACTCACTATCAGCCAGGAGCTACATCTACACCTAACAATAATTTTACATATGGACTAAGTATTTGTGCTTATTGTAAAGATGAAAC